ACCGTTGCACCAAGCATTTAATGATTTAGGATCTACAAATGCTTTATTTTGTTCTTTATCAACCACTACTGTGTAGCGTACACCACCGTAGCCTGGTTCACCGTCATCACCAGCGAATTCCCATTCCATTTCGCCTTCCCAAGAATCAGGATCAAAACCTTCGTTTACATCGTATGACATATCTTCTGCCCACGATTCAAATTCTTTAATCTCTTTCATTGACTTACCCTCTAATTCAAGTTTAGCCAACACTGGTATTGCTGACTCTACTCTTTGATCTAATAATCTTTCAGTAAACAATTCACGCACACGTTCTACTACTTCTTGTTGTGGTTGTTCACTTGTGTTATATTCTTCAAATGCTTTATGATATCCACGTTTACCAATCATTGATTTAACTTTACGTTTAATATCCCCAAAGTGTCTAAGGCCACGTTCTGCAAGTTCTGTTGATTCGGCGTCTTGCCAGTCCTTACCACGTGCATATCTAGTAAAAGCACCTAGTGTTTCAATATCACTAACTAGTTCACAAATGTATTGACCAAATGAGTCATATGGATTACCGCCTTCTGATACGTGTCTTGCCATAGCACGACCACCATATAGTTTAGTAAATGGTAGTTTAAAACGTTCGCCATTTGCTGTTTCTACAAACAATGCTGATATATTTCTATAACGTTGATCGCCTTGTTCTTCATCAATTGGTTTTGTGTGTACTATTTTAAGTTTTGCTTCTTGTGTTGGTTTTGTGTATGATGTTTTCTTAAATCCGTAGTATTTAGATTCAGTGACCTGTGCCATTGTTTGCATAGCATATTTTAGTTTGTTCATATGTTTTAAACTAAACTCTAACATATTGCGTTTAGCAAAGTGACGTAATTGATATAAAAAGTCATACCAATCTTTTTTATCTTCTGAATCCATACCTTTACCAAGCACATCACCATAGTAAACTTCTAATTCGCCTTTAGGGTTAATAGTAACCACTACTGTTCCGTAGTTTGCTTCACCAACTTTATAGCCAAATGAGAATAGGTCTGCTTGTGTAGGATCTTGAGTTTCCTTGCCCTTTGCATCACGAGTTGTTATTTCAAAACTCTTAGCAACGAGTAGGTCAAATAGTTTCTGTCTTGTGTCTTCTAATGATATCATAAGTGTATTTATCTTAGATCATAATAAATGGTAAAGGTTCAATAACATCGTCATTATGATCACGTAGGTTGTCACCTATGTTCTTATGATACTCTTGCAGTTGTTGCATCATGCGTATGCCTAATACTACTGCCATAACTAAGTCATCGTGTTCACCAGGTTTGGCCGCATAACTTGTACCGTGTGCTACAAAGTTTTTAAGTTCACTAACTAAAGGTCTTGATTTAATTTTTAGTTTACCTGACTCAACTAAGTTTTTAAGTTTAGCACAGGCAGATATTTTTGACTTGTTAGTAGTATTAAATCCTTTACGATAACGTCTAGCGTTACCCATAGCTTTGGTTTCACTTAAGAATATACCTGGAATGTTTTCTTCGCCAAACTCTGCTAAACTGATCAAGGCCGCTTCACCTAAAGTGTTGTTTTCTACTGAGTAGTATATTGAGTTTTGGTCTTCTAATGTTTCGTTTAAGTGTCTAATAATGTCAACAAACACACGCACCTGTTCAGGTATAGTTGTTCTATTGTGTTTCCATTCTGCTACTTGTTCTGTTGTTGTAGCATTAATAACCTGCATAGCAGAGTAGTCACCACCTGTTCCTAGACTTGGGTCCCAGGATACTACATAGATATCACCCTTTTCAGGTTTACTGTACCAACGTACTTGTCCCATTTGATTAATAGGATCAATACCTTGTAAGTCAATTAGTTTAGTAGGTGCTATCAGTGTTTCATCGTTGATAATAAATTCACAATCCATTTCACGACGGAAACGTTCGTCACCTAGTTTAGCACGTTCTTCTTTAGCCCATTCTTCATCTCTGTCAGGATGTTCGTTCCAATAAGAACGGTATGCACGGAATCCATTAACACCTAAGTCGGTTGGGTTACCATGCTCATCTTCTGTTTTGTTTGCTTGTTTCCATAACAGTGCAAACTGATCCTCATCTGAGTTAGGTGTTGATGTAATAATTGCTTTACCACCAGTGGTTAGTGTGGGAGATATTGAAGTCCAAAACTCTCGGGCAATAGTAGGTCTCACAAACGCAAACTCGTCACAGTACAGTAACGATATTGACATACCTCGACCAGTGTTTTCAGTGGTTGTTTGTGCTACTATACGTGATCCATTGTCAAATTCTATTGAGCCTTTGTTATAACTAACAGCACCTGCACGTATATGATCTGGACAGCCTTCATAAGCATAACGAATACGTTGCATAATTTCTTGAGCACCTGCGTATTTGTGTGCGGCCACTAGCACCGTTGAGTCTGGAACAAACATAGCAAACCATAACAAGTAACCCGCGGCACTTGTTGATTTACCTGTTTGCCTAGGCATCATTGATATACTAAATCTATTATCGTGATAGGTATGTATTAAACGCTTTTGATAATCGTAAGGAATGTATTTCATGTTGCCATGCACAGGGTGTTGAATACTAAAGAAATTACTCATAAAGTATTCTGGACCTGTTTTTGGGTCAGCACATTTTTTAAATTCTTGTAACTGTTCAGAGGTGAACTCTGTTTTTCTATGTGCTTTCTTAATTAATACGCCGTCTAATGATTTTGCCATACTATTACTTATAAGTCTGCAAAGGCCCAAGCCACGCTTTTATTCCATTCAGGACCATTGTGTGCAAAGTCTCTTGCCCAATCGATGTTGTCTAATTTTTTAATATTATCTAACATTACAGTTTTTAATTGTAGTCCGTTCTTATCACACACTTGCTGAATTGCTAGTCTATTTTTTAACTGATTCATTTCAACATTCTTTTGTTCAACTACCCAATTTTTAAAAACATCATGGTTATAATTAACTGTTAGTACTTGCCATTGATTATTAATTGCAAACTCAAGTCGTTGTGCTTCTGGTTCTAGTAAGTAAACTGTGTTAATTCTTAATTTTTCAACAGCAAACATTAATACACGCAAACAGGTATCTAAACTAGCACCACCAATACCAAGATTTAATATTGATTTGTTTAATAATTTTGATAGTTGAGTTGACCAAGTGTCACGACTTGCTATTCCAACACCTTGCGTATGACTGCATCCTAAGGCAATACTGTGTTCTTGTATATTATCCCACGGAGCACAACGAAAGCCATACTCGTTAAATTGATATTGAATAACATTTTTATTTAAATAACCATGTGTTTCAAAGTATTGCCATTTTTCTTTGTCTTTACAATGTTTTAAAAATCTTTCTTCTGAGTCAGATCCAATCCACTGATGTGTTTGGTTAGCGTACTCTGCGTAGTCATGCTCTAGCATACTACTTCCTTGGCATAGGATTTTCGCCGGTTAGATGAGGTTGTGCAAACCATAACTTAAACCATTCTGATGAACCTGGCTGAATGTTGTGCTTTTTCATATATTCAGATTTTTCAGAAGCAGTGTGACTCATATTTTCTCCTACGGTAGAAGTTGAGTTAACCCCTGCAAGATGTTTAAGTTGTTCTATATCCATAGTATTATTTAACGTCAATTGGACGTTTTTTAACTGCTACTATGCCGTATGCTTTTTCTACAAACTTTTCTTCTGTTGCTTTATCTATTGCATTTGATTCTAAGTTGTTTGACACTTCAATATCAAAGCCTGCTCTAACTAATAAATTCATTAGCATACGATCTGTCATTACAGAATAGTTGTTTGGATGTGCTTCGTAGTTTCTTACATTGTGTGGTTGTGCTGTTTCAATGTAAAGTTTGCCTTTTTGTTTTAACACTCTATTAAACTCTAACAATGTAATATAAGGATATGGTGATTTTTCTAAACCACGTCTACAGTAAATAAAGTCAACAGTTTCATCTTTGTCTGTTAAAAAACTAGTATGTTCGTAACGTACTTCGTGTCCTTTATCTTTACAAATAGCAACTTCATCCTTAAATGATGTAATACCTGTAACATTTTTATATTTTTCTTTTTTTGCTACATCTAAAAAATAACCTGCTGAGCAACCTACATCTAATATTGTGGCTGTCTTTTTAAGTTTAAGAGGCTTAATCATAAGATTATAAACTTCTTCAGTTGTTATTTTATTGAATTCATTTTCGGGTTCAGTCACGCACTGTGTCTGAATAAATTCGTTATAGAGTTTAAATTTTACTGTGTCAAACTTCATGATATTTCCTTAAAAGTGTTTGTATTACTTATATGGCTTTTTCTGTGTACTCTGATTTTTTCCAACCTAATAAATACTCTGCCTTCCAGTCGTTTTGGGAGAAACCTTTTAAGTGTTGCCATTGGCCTCTTTCGCGCCATATACGCCTTGCTGAGTCTTCAAAGTCTAAACGATTTACTTTATCTTCAAACGCATATAGTTTATCTCTAAACTCATTAAAGTCGTTAAAGTCGCATTCAACGTGTAATACTTCGATAACTTCACCGTTGTCTCTAACATAGTCTATGTCAAAGTCCCAACCCCATTGTTGACGTGTGCGTAGCAGTAAGTCTGCTTGTGGAATAGTTTTTTGTAGTTCTAATAGTTGTTCACGTGCTTGGTCAGCAAAACTAGCACGATGTAAAATCATTGCGTGGTCTAACAAAAGTCTAGGATGATCTAAAGTTAGCCATTGTTCTTGCCATAGTCTGTGATTAAGTATTGGTTGATCTAAAGGATGGCCTTCTTCTTCATAATAGCGTTGTTCTGCTTGAGTTAACTCAAAGCCATCTTTATCGTAATATTGGAAATCTTTATTGGTGAGTTGCTCCACTGCTTGTGTACAAAGGGGGTTTTGTACTAGTGGAACATTAACTCGTTGAAACATTTTAACCGCGTGTCTGTTTAGGACCTTGGCGACACTTCCATTTTTTGTCTGTAGAGCAGTAGTACTTGCCGTGTTTACAATTATCTAAGTTTTCTTCTTTAACGCAACTACCTGGTTCACCACGTTTTTTGCCTGGAACTTTTTTATAACCTTTCCAGCATTTGTCATAGACTTTGCTGTTAGGATGTGCTTCTAAAATTTCATTTGCTCTCATAACTTAACTTTGCCTTCTCGTAATAGTTTTTCTCTATTAACAAGATGTTTTGCCTGTATTTCATCTTTTGAGCCACCAAAGTATGCTACTGCATGACCTTCTTCTACCAGAACGTCTGTTACCATACGTCCATCATTAGTAGTAAAGTCACCTAAAACACGACCAAACTTACCTTTAGCATCATATTCCTTACATACTAATACTGCTTCTTTACCTAGTATTTCTTTTAGTCTTGCTTTACTTGCTAGACCAAACTTCTTTTCTACTTTGTCTCTTGTTCTTGATTCTGGAGTATCAATGCCCATGATTCTAACACGTTCTTTTTTAAGTATAACGCCAAATCCTAGATCAATATCTACGTCAACTGTGTCTCCGTCAACTACTCTCTGTATGTAAACTTTGTATTCAAACATATTAATCTCTTGCGTCAGTGTTATCGCTGTATTTTATTGTTGTAACATCTGTCTCACATTCATGACAATGACAGTCTGGACAATTCCAGCAGTTAGTGCAACTCTGGCCACAGTGTGAGGCACAGCCACAATATTTACATTTCATCGAGGATATCCTTTAAAAGGTTGAACTGTTGATTGTTTGTTTGTATCTTCTGGTTCAGCACTTGGGCCTTTGATCATATCTTCTGCGTGTATGCCCATGGCCTTACATGCTTCTTTGTACATTTCTGCTTCTTCTTGAGTGTATGTGCCAATAAACATTTTATTACCCATAGCTGATTCTAAATCAATATCATCTAATGCTTCTGGATAACGTCCCATTAACATACTAGCACGATATAGACCATAGTATCTATCAGCGTTTGATGCAGTCATTGCTCCTGGACTAGCGGCATTGTGGGTAGGTATTACTTTGCCTTGTTTATTTCGTTCTGTAATAAATTGTTTAGCTCTCATTCTTCTTCAATAATCTCTAAAACTAATTCACCTTGACCTTTTATTAGTCTGTGATATGTTTCACTAGCAATAAAATATGTTTCATCTTTTACTAGCTCTACTGGCAATTCATTATCAAACTGTAATTGCCATCCTTGTCCTTCTACTACTTTTATCTGTCTATCGTTAGCATCACGATGCCAGACTAAATCTGATTCTTCTACTTTGCCTTCAAACCGTCTATATTTAACGTTACCTAGACTAGTTTCAAAGTATGGTTTATTACCACCACTGACCACCTTTAACTCCTAAACTTTTGTATCTTGGTGTACGACAAGCCCAATAGCCTGCTTTTGTTTTATCGTTCTTTTGTTTACAGTTGTGTCTTGCTACAAAACTTTTAACTCTGCCTGGATCTCCAGATTTAACTGATAGTCCAGATGTATCACCCCAAGTAACTTTTTTAACATTACCTGTTTTAGGATTTTTTACATAAACATAAAACTTTTTAGGACCACCGCGTTTAGGTTTATTAAGTTCTACTTTCTTACCTTGATATTCTGCTTCTGATATTCCGTCATCTGCAAATGGTTGATCTAACGGCACTTTGTATCCATTTTTAAGAGTAACAACTTGCCCAATGTTAGATTCTAATAATTCTTGATCTTGCCAGTCTGGCTGATAATGACCTTCGCTAAATTGCTGTCTAGCATAGTTAAATAGGGAAAAGTAATTATCACTACCAGGGCGGAATATATTCTCCCTGATAGGAATATTTTTGTCAATGTGATATTGAAATGCTTGTTCTATTGTGTTAGGTCGTTCTAATACTTCACGAACAAGCATGATATTAACCTTTGTATTCTTTGTATAAGTCTAAAAGGCTTTCTTCTAAATCTTTGCTGTCGTGTAGTTTAACACTGTCACCACGTAGTGCTGACTTGTCCTTAGGACCATTTAAACCACCTGACATTTTATTTAATTGTGTATCAACATCAGCATGTTTAACATCAGGTGAATTAGCAAGTTCTTCTTCTACTTCTGCTTCCTCGCCTTCTTCTGGTTTATATTCTTTATAACCATCTGAACGCATACCTGATAATGCTAATAGTTGTTTAACCATATCAACATGATCACCTTGAGCATTAATATTAACTGACTCATTACCTTGATCATCAATTGATTGTGTTAGTTGTACACTTTCTGTAAGTTGCGTTGACTCTGTAACTACTTCTTCTTCAGTAGTTAATTCAGCATACTTAGATTCAAAAGCACGTGTTAATTCGTCTACTTCTGTTTCTTCAATGTCTTCCTTCTTAGGACGACCACGTTCTCTCTTAGGTGCATCTGGGTCAACCATTGCATCTACTGGCTCTAATGAATCAACTTTTACGCCTGATTTAGTATAGTGATAGTGTCTGCGTGATCCATCTTTGAATGTAACAGTAAAGCCTGCTTCATCATCTTTGTATGGATCCATTTCAACTTCGTGACCACTTTCTTCATGCTTTTTAACAATACCTGCAACGTGTTCTGGATCATAGTATTCTACAACTTCTTCTTCAGTTGCTACTGATTCTTCAACACCACAAGCCGCCATAAATCTTTCTTTGTCAAAGCGTGGGTTTTGTTTAGCAAACACATCTGCGTGATGTTGTGCTAGTTCTGCTTTTTTAGCAGGTTCAGCATTTTTAATTAAGTCTGCTACCATTTGAAAATCTTTACGTGTTGGACCTTCAGCTACAACTTCTTCTTCAGTTGCTTCTTCAACAACTTCTTCTTCAACAACTTCTTCTTCAACTGACTCTGTTAAAACTTCTTCTTCTGTTTCTACTGATTCATTTGTAGTAGCAACTTCTGGAGCATCTGTTTGAACGCTTAATGTTTGTACACCTGCTAGTCTAGCATAGTCTGCTGGGTCGCTGGTTGGAGCATATTCCTGATAAACATTATCACCTGTTGCATTTGTTTCAAGTGCATCTGCTGGTGCTGGTTCAGGAGCATTAGTCATTGCTTCTGCTGATTTGATTGCTTGTTGCTGATCTTCAGTTGGGTTTTCAATTTGTTTTAATTTTTCTAGTACGTCATACATTTCCATGGGTTCGTCCTCTTATCTAGCCGCTGACTTTACGTCAGGCTTTTTATTTTCAGTACTACCCACTGGACTTTTATCGCCCTGAGGTAAGTCGTTAGTAGTTTTGGCTTTAGGGGTTGAGCCTCCTGCTACTTCAAATTTTGCGTCGCCTGCATTTTCAATTGCTTCTTCTGGCTTGGCGTATGCTTCATTTGCCGCAGTTGCTTCTGGGCATGTGTCATAATCTTTTTCTAATAGTGGTCCTTCTTCCGGCATGGAACCTTCATTGTTTTCCCAACTATCAGCAAAGTGTTTTGTAATTACTTTAATTTGTGATTTAGGCTTACGTGAGCATTCTTCAATTAATGCGTAAAGTTCATCTGCTGATGCTGGATAGTTTAACTCAACTTCAAACATACAAACTTCCATGTTCTTAACACCTGGAAAATCTAATGGATCTTCCATAACTGGAGTTGTTTTAGGTTCTGTCATTTTAATAATGTCATAACGACCTAATTGTTCTTCCATGTGTTTAACGCATTCAGCATCACAGCCACCTGCAACTTTAATTTTATAAGAGTAAGTTTGGCTTGACTCTGTTAAATATTGTTTAAATGATTTCATAATTTCATATTCCCCTATTGATAGTATTTATGCTACTATTACTCTTTTGGGTCATCTTTTTTAAGTAATTCTTTTAATAATTCGTTACGATCTAGGATATGACCGTGTCCTTCTTCAACGTCCTCACCTTTTTTATGTGTAAGTTGACGTTCTTTTTGATCTAACTGTGCTTTTTTAAGTTGTAGATCAATCATACGTAACTTTTTGTTTAGTTTTGCTGTCTTTGCTGTAATAGCGTGTCCTAGTAATCCACTAGCAACGCCAAATATTTCTGATGAAAAGCGTGAATCTACATTCATACCCAAGTCCATTAAGTCCTTGTATGATGATTTAGCCAACTCTGCTAGTTCATCCATTTCACCATCGCCTGCTTCTAGGCCTCGAACTGCTGGCAATGCGTCCTCAATCTTTTCTATATTTGAAAGTGTTTCTGCTGGAAGTTGAGGTTTACCTGTTGCTTCTTCCGGCAACGGCTCTGTAACATCTACTTCATCTTCTTTTGGATCTAAGTTAAATATTTCTTCTAATTTTTTAGTCATTATCTTGCACCGCTTCTAAATATATCTTCTTCTGTAACTACTCTAAAACGTAGTCCGTTTTGTTTACACCAACGCATAGCCTGTTCCCATTTAGCATGATTAATTGCTACTGTTTCTGCTAGTCTACGATTCTGGTTTTTACTTTCTATGATACTTTGGTTCTTAGGTTTAATTTCCACTAGCTCTGTTATTAATTTACCTGATTTGTCTTGGTACTGGACTAAAAAGTCAGGCACGTAGTTGGTCTGTTTGCCAGTAAATGGGTGGATATAAGGGATTTTAACACATTCACTAGCCCACTTAACTACGCTAGGATGGGTATCACAGAATTGCATAAAGGCACTTTCCCAACTAGATCTGAATGTAGGAGACTTACTACCTACAAACTTCTTTGGATTCTTTACAGTAAACTTGCCTTTGTGGAATTTAGCCATTTACTATACCTGCACATTTCTGGCGGCATAGTAATTAGGTTGTTGAACTACACTGACGCCAATAAGAGTTGACTTAGATCTTAATCCGTTAAGATAGTATGCTAGGGTAGCATTTATAGTAACGCCGTCTTGGCCTTTGAATTCTTCTAAAAGTTCTAGTGCTGGTCTTTCATAACCAGTAGAAATTTGAAAAAATACTGCTGTAAAATCATCAGCAATATCTGAATCACGAAATGTTGTTGCAAAGAAACCTCTAACAATGTCGTACTCGTTAGGATTTACTTTGATTTGTTTTTTGTAAAAATTATCAAAGATCAAATATGATGAATCAGTAGTTGATTTTTTAACGTTAACTGTACCCATAACTCTATTTAACCTTTAATCTAACACATCAGTAGTTTTTACTGTTGCTTTTACTTTGGTATCTGCTTCTGTTACAAGTCCAGGAGCATCATTTACTCTAGTAGTTTCAAAGTTTTCTACAGTTGGTTTACCAATATTTTGTCCATTGCTTGTTATTCTAGAATTTGTTGTTGGAGTAGGAGTACCCAACGGTGCTGGTGCCAACGAACCTGCACGTTGATTAATTACTTCTGCTCTAGTAGGTGCTTTGCCTTTTTTAGGACCTTCAAACGCAAACGGTCCACCACCTGTTACAGGACGCCCAGCAGTTTTTCCTACTGTATTTCTAACTTCCTGATTAACTTCTTCTTTAAATGTATCACTAGGATTATCCATTTTCTTGTAGGTATAGATTGCACGACCTGCCTTAGTTGCGGCACCTAGTATATTGCCTTCACTCAAATCTTCAAACGCACCAACACCTGCATCTAGTAAACCACCCTGGCCAAAGAAGGAGTTAGTAGAGCCTGGGCGACTTAATGCACTTGGTTCGTTATCATAATGTTCAGGATTAGCAAAGCCTGGGACTTGTCCAGTACCAATTGCACCGCTACCGTATTTGACTGACTCATACTTAATAGTCATTGAGTTTGTCATGGTATCTCCGCCTGCTGAGTAATCGTAAGTGTCGTGCTTGAAATCTGTAATAATAGGATTAACTAAAGTATATGAAACGAAACTGTGTTGATTAAATCCATAGACTGTAATATCTCTAAAGAACTGCGGTTTGTTTTTTGCACCGCCTATGCCTTCGCCTATATAACCCCAATCATTACCTATTTTATCTGGAGCATAAATGTCTCTTGCATTTTGATCTGCTGAGTTGCCTGGGGCACCAAAAGGATTATTTTCTCCCATAGCTCTACCTACATCAATAGGCAATAGTCCATTTAAAAAGTTTGATATTCCAGATCCTGCATTTGAGTTTGTTGATTGTGTTGCTTGGTTACCGCCATATTCTTGACTAGGATCTTTATAAAAATAGTTGTAGTAACTAAACCATAATGATCTTACTACGTCACTGTTATCATCGTGGAATTCAATCTGTACTGGATCGTAATTAATTTTTGTTTGTACGTTACGTTTTCTGTTATAAGAATTTAATGTGTCAACATCAAACGTATAACTTGGTAGTTGTACTGATTTTGTAAGAACGCTTATTCGTGAGTTATCTCTGGCACCAAAGAGTTTGGTTAACCCAGGTATTTCAACTGTGTTTAAGTTAAAATACACATGGAAGAGGAATTTAAGTCTAGGTGCATTGGCATAGCCAGCGGACCTGAAAGTCTTGCTGGCGTGCCTATAATCTTTGAGATAGTCGCTACCTAGGAACCCCTTCAGAACGTTGTCGAAGAAGCCTGCCATAGTCTATTAGCCTGTTACTACTGTACCTAGTGCTCTACCAACGCTAACGCCTACGCCACTACCTAATGGTGTTTGTACTGCGTTATCGAATCTGATGTTTAATGTAACTGTTGCTGGTGCTGAATCACTATATGTTAAGTCGTTATAGTTAACTGTTGTTAAGTAACAACCATATAATTCCCATGTT